GTTTGGGATTGCGCAGATGGAGAATCCGGAAATGGCTGGGGTGAAGGATGCGCTGAACGGACCCGCCGCACGGACCGACACGCCAGCCTTCAAGGCATGGTTTGGCGACTCCAAGGTGGTGGATGCTGATGGCAAGCCGCTGGTGGTGTATCACGGCACCACTGCTGATTTCAATAAGTTCGATCCTGCAAAGCGTGGCAGTGTGACTGGCGTAGCGGACGCGAAGGAAGGCTTCTTTTTCGCAGCCAGCGGGAAGGCTGCTAGCGAGTTCACATGGAAGTCTGGAGAAATGACCGGAAACGTGATGCCGGTTTACCTTTCCATGCAAAACCCGATGCGCGTGAGGCTTCCTGGCGAGTGGGCGCCGCGCAAGTACGACAAGGCGCTGGCAGATGCAAAAGCCGCAGGGCACGACGGTCTAATTGTTGAAGGCGCGACCACTCTTGGAACGCCGGGAGACTACTACATAGCCTTTCGCCCCGAGCAGATCAAGTCCGCAACCGGCAACAACGGCAACTTCGACGGCAGCAATCCTGATATTCGGTACAGCCGGTCAACCATAGTCGGGCAGACCCTGCAAGATGCAGGAAGCCTGAACAATCCCCGTGGACTTGTGAATGCTGCCGTCGAACACCTGAATGACCGATTCAACGCACCAGGCACGCTGAACTGGTGGCAGAAGTCCATCGGCACGCAGTACGACCTGGCGCAACGCTCCAAGCCGTTCAAGAAGGTGTTTGATTCGGTTCAGAACTTCATCAACGACACCAGCTACTACGCCACCGAAGCGGCAGACCTTGCGCCCAAACTGGTGCCCAAGCTCGAAAGCTGGAAGGATATTGTCAAGAAGCCGATTTCATCCACCGACAGCAAGGCCATCGCAACACCCATCTTTGAAGGCACGTTGATCTGGGGCCGGGACGACAACGGGAAACTGACCAAAGTGACGGGCGACCAGCCGGCCGGCGTGGTGTTCACCAATCAGGAACTAAAAACCCAGTTTGGCCTGACGCCAGAGCAAATCGAGCTGTACCGCGAATTCCGCACGGCTACCGACAAGAGTTTGACAAACCTCGTAGTCAGTCACATGGTCAAGCTGGGCGGTGCGGATGTGACCCCGATTGCGGACATGGCCCTGCAAGCTAAGAATGCCACCGAAGCCGGTGAAATGTTGAGCAACTACCTTGTGAGTCTGGCCGATAACGATGTGGCCCGCAGCGACGTTCTGATGAGTACCGCCGCCAAGGTCACTGAATTGGCAGACAAAGCCAATGACCTGACCGGCAAGGGCTATGCGCCCCTGTCCCGGTTCGGCCACTACACGGTGGATGTGATCAGCGACGGCCAGCGGGTGTACTTCGGCATGTTTGAAAGCAAGATCGAAGCGAACCAGATGGCCAGGCGGATGCAGGAGAACTATCCGAAGTCATCCATTCGGCAGGGGACGGTTTCTGAGGAAGAGTACAAGCTGTTCGCTGGCGTGACGCCCGAGACGCTGGAGCTTTTTGGGGAAATGCTGGGACTGGATTCGCAGGGCAGTGATGCCAAGAATCAGGTGTTCCAGGAGTACCTGAAGGCCGCGAAGTCGAATCGGTCAGCCATGAAGCGACTGATTCACCGCAAGGGCATCGCTGGCTTCAGTGAAGACGCAAGCCGGGTGCTGGCCGGGTTCATCTACTCCAACGCGCGCCAGACATCGGCCAACCTCCATGCCGGGGAAATCACAAAGGCGACATCGGAGATCCCGCAGGGCCAGGGCGAAGTGAAGGACGCGGCGATCAAGCTGGCGACCTACGTGCAAAACCCGCAGGAAGAAGCGCAAGCCCTACGCGGGCTGATGTTCGCGCAGTACATCGGCGGGTCGGTAGCGTCGGCCATGGTCAATTTGACCCAACCCTTCACGATGACGCTGCCATGGTTGAGTCAGTACGGCGGTATCGCCAAAGCCGGTAAGCAGATGGCCGCGGCGACCCGTGACGCGCTCAAGGATAAGACCGGAGACGCGAAGCTCGATGCTGCCCTGAAGCACGCAGAGGAAGAGGGCATTGTGAGCCCGCAGGAAGTCCACCAGTTGCAGCAGCAGGCATCTGGAGCGGGCTCATTGAAGTCTGGCGACGGCACCAAACTGGGCGATGCGAAAGCGCTGGCCTCCAATTCTGTATCGCGGGTCATGCTGGGCTGGGGCAAGTTATTTGGTGTGGCCGAGCAGTTCAATCGCCGGTCAACCTTCATCGCAGCCTATCGGACCGCCGTGGAGCAGGGCATGGACAACCCGGCACAGTTTGCAGAGCGCGCCATTGCCGAAACGCAAGGCATCTACAACAAGGGCAACAAGCCCGCCTGGGCGCGCGGCGCGATTGGATCAACCTTGTTCACCTTCAAGCAGTTCAGCATTGCCTACGTGGAAATGCTGGGCCGCATGGTGAATGGTCCCGAAGCCAATACCGCAAGCCGGATGGCCGCATTGAACGCGCTGGCAATTCTGGTGCTGGTGGCTGGCGTGGGTGGTCTACCCGGAGCCGATGACCTCGATGACTTGATCAGCGGGCTTCTGCAATCCATGGGCTACAACTTCGATAGCAAGGCCAAGCGCCGTGCATTCCTGATGGAACACCTGGGGGCCGGTGGCCAGCGATTTGTGGAGCATGGTCTGTCCGGTCTGCCAGGCGTGCCGATTGATGTTTCCGGCCGGCTTGGATTGGGCAATCTGGTTCCCGGAACTGGCCTGTTCACCAAGAAGAAAGACCATACGAGCGATGTCGCAGAACTGGCCGGGCCAGCGGGCGACTTGTTCAAGCGTGGCTTTCAGGCGGGTGGTGCTTTGGTCAAGGGCGATGTGGGCGAAGCAGTCAATGCAGTGGCTCCAATGGCCGCGCGCAACGTGGTCAAGGCTTTCGACATGGCCAACATGGGCATGTACCGGGATCAGCGGGGCAACAAGGTCATTGATACCGACATGGTTGATGCGGTGTTCAAGGGTATTGGATTCCAGCCCGCCGAAGTCAAACAGGTGCAGGACGCCACGGGTGAAATCCAGCGCATGGTCGGCCTGAACAAGATGCGCGAGTCGGAAATTGCCGACAAGTGGGCGCAAGGATTGTTTGAGAAGAACCCGGAGAAGGCCGCTGAAGCCCGCCAGGAACTGCTGGACTGGAATGCTGCCAATCCTGACATGAGGATCAAGATAGATTACAGTCAGATCTTCAAACGCCTGAAGGCTATGAACCAGACCAAACAACAGCGCATCGAGAAGACGGCACCGAGGGAAATTCGTGCCGCCGTGCGCCAGGAACTGATGACCCAATGAACGGGTTTTTCAGATTCCTGACAGGATTCACAACCATCATTGGGCTGGTGTGGGTTGCTGTGCTTGCGTGGCCGGTGGCACTGATTCTGGCCGCTGGGTTGTGGTGGTATCTGCACAAACACCCGATACGCTAAATCGGTAACGCCTGTAAAATAGGCGCACCAATGCAATGTTGACGCACTGCATTGGCACTTCCCACAACCATCGTTATGAGGACGAACGGCTATGAGCACTTTGCATTCTACGTTGACGAGCGATCAGCTAAAAGAGGTGATTCACTACGACTTGGAAAGCGGCATTTTCCGTTGGCGAGTCAATGTGAGTTCGACCGGCAGGGCCGGGAATATCACTGGAGCCAAAACAAAAGCTGGCTACATTGTTATTCGACTAAATCGCCGCTTGTATTTGGCGCACCGCCTGGCTTGGCTGTACGTCAATGGCGAATTCCCGCCAAATTTGATTGATCACATCGACCTGAATAAGTCGAACAATAGATGGGCGAATCTGAGGCTTTGCACGAAGTCAGGGAACTCCCAAAACAGAGTCAAAGCACAATCCAACAACAAGAAATCAGGTCTTCTGGGGATCTATTATTCCGCAGCGAATCGCCAATGGGGAGCGAAAATTGTCGTCAATAAGAAGCAGCACCATGGCGGCTTCTATGACACGCCTGAAGCTGCACACAACGCATACATCAACCTAAAGCGCGAACTTCACCCATTTGGAATGCTTTGATTTTGTGACAGCGATGTACCAAAGGAAGCCACCCCAGAACAGGACGAGTAGGAGTTCCATGTCAGGCGTGAAACAGAGGCCATGAAATGTTCCGATGTTTGGCGGGGTCATGGTGCGCTCCTATCCCTGATGGCCTTTGCAAACGGCTTTGATATGCAATCACCGATGCCTCGAATGAATTGTGTTTCTGCGGTCGCGCCTTCATAAGCATCAGGCCACTTTGTAAGCTCACCGCCAAACGATTCGCAAATCTTCGCGCAAGCCTCCCGCTCGGCTGCTGCGCCTGCTTGCCAAGCCTCCCAGCGGAAGTCCCAGCCTGCATACGACAAAGAGCCGTCTCCACGCTTCCCGTACTTCGCTTCAAACTGCTCTAGGCTATTTGGCATTGGGTGGCTCCCTCGTTTCCTCAAATCTCGACAGATCAGAATCTGGCACTTCGCACCAGACAACACCCGGCGCATCTACCTTTTCAAACTGGTTCCAGAAGTGGTAGCCAATCCATTTGCGGCCAAGATAGATTAGGCGTTCAGGCTGACCAATCCAGTTGTATCGGCCACCAATTTGCATTGTTTTGGGCGTCACTTCGCTCCCCCTATAGCAGCCCCAAGCACAGGCTCGCCCATGTGTGTCGGGCTGTGCTGCTCATGTATCGCGTTCATTGCGCTGCGGTATTCTCCGATCAGATTCATGGCTCTGTCCCAGTTGGTATTCCGGTCTGCCAGCACGCATTCAAGTTCAAGTGCTAATCTGTGCGCGTACTCAATGGCAACAGCGTTCATTGGCTCTACTTGCTGCATCGCTTCTATGGTTTCATGCGCTGTGGCTAGTGCGTTAGCTGACTCTTGCAAATCCTGCTCAAGCTCTTGGCACCGCATGTTCGGCGCTTCTGCACCTAAACTGCGCTCATGCATAGCGTAGGCTTTGAGGTTGTCAATCTCACAGTACGGGCAATCGGCGGCGGTCAGGTTGGTCATTCCTAACACAAAGTGTTTACACGGGACTACAGCGTCTCGTCGCTCACATCCCGACTTTTTACAGAAACCTCCGCATGATGGGCATTGGTGTGTCATTCCTGTACTCCTAGGGAATCGGCAATGGCCTTTTTAATATTGACAATAACGGCTTCACCTTCATCCACTTGCACACGGTACGGGTGATTCTTGTCAACGGGTACGCCGCGCTGCAACATCCCGCCGATCAACTGGTCTAAAGCAAAATAGGCATCTGTGAGCAGCTTATCTCGTTGCGCTTTGTCTGCCTTGATGGCAGCATCTGCGCACGCTCTACCATAAGCATCCATTTGCAAGTGCGTAAAGTAGTGGTTGTACCCGTGTGCGTTTCGCAAGACTTTTAAGCCTTCGGGAATTGCTGGCAATAAGTTAGTCATACTGACCGTCACATTCACAAATAAAGTTGTAGCAAGTCATGCAGTACCCAGCTTCGAGCATCATCACGCGGCATGTTTGTCTAAGTCTGCGAAAATTTTTCGGGTCGCCGTGATCGGTGCTATCTGGGATGTGTGCGTCAATCAACCGGGCGAAAGACTCAAACAGATCGTTGTGTTTCGTCCATATCGTGTTCAGCGTTTCATGGCCGCGAGTGACCTCCGCCGTTAGTTGATCTATCTTGGTCTGCTGCTCTGCGATTACTCGCTCTAATGCTTCGCTCATCGTGCTTTCTCCCCTATAGCAGCCCCGATTTCAGCGGCGGCTCTGACTATGGCGCGGCGAGTGGCGGCAAGACGTTGGCACTCATCCTCTATCTCCTCTATTTCGGATACCGGATCGCGCACCATTGCAATTCCACAGCGGTATGCGCAGACGTACCTGTTTCCATCGGACGGGCTTCCATTGTCAATGTCCAGCCGCAACTTCACAGCCAGCCGCAGCGCATCGCCGTCGTCTGTGAGTGGGTTGAAATAGCGGCGGGCGTACTGTGTCGGCTCATCGTGGTAGACAAGCCACAAGCCCCAGAAAGCTCCGCTGATCGGGTGCGGCTTTGAGTGCTTGGGGTCGTATTCAATCCCCGCAGCCTTAGCCGCAGCCTCAAGTAATTCGCGGTCTGTCATAGTGCTTTCTCCAGTAGTGCAGGCGGCGGCGGTAGTGGCATCCAGTGGGTTGGCTGATACCGTTTTTCTGAAAGATGGTCGTGATTGAGCATCAAACTTGACCACGGGTTTTCAGGTTTGTAGCCAGATTGGTATATGGGCAAGTATTTGCCTATCCATGCACCACATCGCGCGCCCAGCATGATCGCAGTCCCATCCTTGGGCGCCGTCTCAATCGGTTGCCATCCCTCCGGCTTGTACTGATTTCGGAAAACTGGAATCCCTTGGCAATAGACTTCGGTACACCATCCAGCGTGCTTGCATGGTTCACCGTTCGGGCAGGGTTGCGGCTCCGGCTCTTTGCGCATGATGGCGGTAGCCTCGTCGTGTCTTTTTGCGGCACCGAAGGGGTCGTAACCGACAGCAATCGAATTCTCCAGCGCAGCCAGCACCTTCGCGTGTTCTTCTTTGGTCATCGTGCTTTCTCCAGTGCAGGTGGTGGCGGTAGTGGCATCCAGTGGGTCGGCGCGTCATTAAGGAAATCTCCGACAAAGTGCTTCCATTTGCCGGACCACGGATATTCTTCGTCACGCGCCCATGTCACCGTGAACGTGTTTTTCCTCTCTGCACAATAGACAAGGATTGCTTTTGAGGTCTTTGGCGCTGTCTCAATCGGCATCCATCCTTGCGGCTCTTTGCGCATGATGGCGATGGCTTCGTGAGCCTGCCCGCGTACTGTCGTATCGGCCAGCGTACTTTCGTGCAGGCGTGAAATGCTGAAGTGCTTTGTGATTGCTTCCAGCGCAGCCAGCACCTTCGCGTGTTCTTCTTTGGTCATTCCTGCTCTCCAGAAATATGCAGTTGCTGGCTCTTCACATACTCGCCGCACTTGACGCATTTCCAGAATGAGCGGCAGTTGAAGTAGTTGATCTGGTCGCCATAGACGTTGCTGACGAACTCAACCTTGTAGTGGCGGCAGAACAGGCGCTTGATAAATTCGATCACGATTGCCCTCCTTTCCGACACGTTGCAAGCCAGTCGGCCATAGCCTTCGCATCCTCGTACTTGAGGAACACGCATCCAGCGTTTAAGAGTCGCTGTTCGCTTTCGCTGTTTGCCCATGAGTAGCGAGAGACACAATTAGCCTCCGGCGCGACAAGCGTTTTGCTGATCCACTCTGCGCCATCGTGTGATTCGTAGCCGATAGTCACCATGCGCTTTGGGCCGGTGTATTCTTTTTGGGTCATTCTGTCGCTCCTTTGATGTCGTGGAATAGCTCAACAATCCTCTTGATGGCAAATGCCGCGTCTACGTTTTCAACCTCAATGCCGCTGGCTTCAATTGCGGATATGAAATCGTCATCGCTCATTGGCGCTGGCTTGTAAATGTCGCTGGCTGTCAGGTTCTGCGTCATAACAACGCCGCCTTCTAGCCATGTCTTTGTGCCAAGTACGGGCTCATCGCTCATCGGGCATACTGGGCGGGCGAACAAAGGAACCCACGCGCCTGAGTATTTGCGCACCACCTCAATGATTGAGTTAGGCATTAACTCGTCTGTCAACGTGCCGTCAGGATGGCAGCGCACCCACGCTACTGGCGCTCCTCGCTCAACAGGCTGCATAGCTGGGCAGTCTTTACACGGCGGCTTCCAAAATCCACCTTTGCGCTTGCACTGTGCAATGTTGTCGCACACTACTGGCTCAACAGGCTGAGACTTGGCAAGCTCGGCAATATGACGGCCCCAGGCGTTATCCCAATCCGTATCTGCCAGAAGCCCATAAATGGCGTCTTTGATCAGCGTCATTTCAAATTCTGTCGGCGTGTGTGAGCCTTCGTCAAAATTGAATTCGTAGTTATCCACGTACTCATTTAGGATGGTGTCAAGCTCGTCGTATGGCGGTTTGATTTCAGCCATTGGCTGTCCCTCGCTTAAATTCGCTCAGAATGATTGACTTGGCGACATCCAGCATTCCAATTTCTACCGCTTTATGGGCTGCAACTGGTTCGCTATGCTTGCGATGTAATGAGATAGTTCCGTCTCGCTGGATGGTCACAAGTATCTCGATGATTAGGTCTTTATCGGTCATGCTGTCCCTTTAATTGCTATGCGCAAATCGCTTTCGCTGGATTTGAAGACGAACTCATGTCGATCAAACCCGGCACCGTCGTGAACTGCGGGGAACCAGCCCTCCCATGAGTTTTCCAGCAGGTTTATGAGGTTGTCCCGCTCTCTTCGGTAATCAGCCTGCTCATGCAACGTGTCGCGCCATGCCGCGTGCAGCGTGCATTGCTCCGTGTTCACATCGCCATCAAACCGGCAATTGCATGTCGCTTTTTTCAGGTTCGATAGCTCGGCTGTCAGCGCCTCTACCTGAGACGCAAGACTGCGAAGTGCTGGTTTTACGAGCGTTGTATCCGCGTAATGCTCGGCAAGCTCTCTGGCTTCTTGCGGTGTGGTCATGATCAAGCAATCTTCAGCCGTGTGCCTTGCGTCAGCTTCGCGCCTGGAACTTCTTCACCCGCTGCAATCGCTTTCTTGATTGCAGCCTTGTCCGGTGCGGCTGGCTTTGGTTCCGGCACAACCATGAATTTGGCTGGCAGACTGAGCGGATCGAAGATGTCCACGGCGGGCGGATTCTTCGCTATCGTGATTGTGAAATATGGGCAGGAAATTTTGTCAATCTCTGCCGCTTCCATGTTGCGCTTGAGATAGTCACGCAAGCCCTGTGCAACGGCTTCGCGCTGCGCCTTGAGTGCTTTCAATCGCTCGATTTCCATCTCGATCATGGGCACGTATTGAACGGCGGCGCGCGCCACCATTTCAACGCCTTGCGCTTTCACTTCGATTGCATCAGTCAGGCCGCTGGCCTCGATGGTGTCGGAAATAGTCTGCGCGTCCAAGTCGAGGCTATCGAGCTTGTGCATCAGGGCGGTGTATTCGCCTGTCAGTTGGTAGAGTGCTGGTAATGTCATAGTGTTTTATAGGGGCCGAAGCCCCGTGATCAAAATGGGATGTCGTCGTCCATGTCATCAAAGCCGGAACCAGCGGCAACAGGTTCGTCTTGCTTGTCAGGCGATGACTTGCGGCGCTGGATAGCCTGATACTCTGGCGATGCCTGCACCATTTCCTTGAACCCTTTTGACAGGGTTTCATAGGCCGGTTCAGAAAACTGCTCTGGCGACAGGCTGAAGTTAAAACTTGCGTTGACTTGCGCCGGGACCGTCATCCCCTTTGGCAGGCCCATGACGGATGTGACCTTTGCCTTGCCCTTTTCCGACAGGCCGACAGACAACATGCAGGGTTTGCCAAGAATCGACTTCATGTCGAACCCCTTGAGTTCTTCCGCCGTGAAGTCACGCCCGCGCCAGGATGCCAAATCCTTGCGAAGCCCTGCCTTTTCATGAAGGCTTGCCGTGTAGAACTTGGACACGGTGAACGGCTTTCCTGCAAAGTCGCCAGTTGTCATCAGTTCATTGGAAAGCTCCCAACGGACAATGACCTGATGCTTGATCTGCACTTCGCCTTCGTAGGTGCTGCGCTGAGTTCCAAGATCAATGATTGAGATACACCGGGCGGCGTGCGAACCAGTGGGCGGCTGCTCGAAAGAAGTCCCGCCATTGTCAGAAATAATCATGCTAAATCCTCTGCTAAAAAATGCCAGCGTTACAGGTGCTGGCTTACCTTAAAACGGAAGTTTCTTGAACCCGATTTCCCATGCCCGCTTAAAGGCATAGGCCTGGCTGTGGTGCTTTCTGTACATGCGGTACAGGCTCATGAAGTCGGATAGTGTTGTCACGCTGGCACCTCCACTTTGACTTGTTCGGAGATATTGTTCACATAGACGCGAAGTATTGAACCGGCCCGCAACGCTTGCATGTATTGATCGGTTGTCAAATGTTCGTCTGCGACTTTGCGGAGCATGTCCAATGCCGCTAGAGCATCGACCAAAATATTCAATGGAACGGTGTTCACTTGTTAGCCCTCCGCAAAAGTTCCTCTGCGTCCCGTTCCGCGCGTTCAAAAGGATCAGGCTCGGCAAAGATTTCCATAAATGTTCGGCAGAACCACTGCGCAACCAAGCAAGCAACTACGCCTGCAAAAATCCACATAAGAACGTTCATTGCTCCATCCCTCCAACAAAGAAAAGTACCAACATGACGCAGCCGACGGCTGGCCAAAACCAGCGTGGAGAACCTAAGCGCTCGTAGAGGTTTTCAAGCATGTAGGGGCTCATGATTGGCCCTCTGCTTTCTTGATGGCGGCAACTGCCCTAGCAATTACGTTCTGGCGTTCTTCATCAACTAAGTTGCCGATAAATAACAAGTCTTTGACACTGGAAAGCAGATCAGGTGCGGCGGCTATCAGGTTGGCATCGTTTGCATAGCAGTTGCAGACGCTTCCACCATCAGCGGCCAGAACATCACATCCGCGCTCAATGGCGTCCATGTCAAGCGTCCAAGGTGTGGGAGATGGGCTCATGCTTCCTCCGCGTTGTAGCGTGCGAACGTGCTTGCCATCCGGCTAATCAAAGCCTGTGCGCGTTTACGGTTGTCGTGTGAGTTCGGTAAATCACCGTAGGCAACATCACAAAGCAAATCCATCAGTTCGGCTGATGTAGGACCGTCGCCATAGTCCAAGCTGCCATCCATCACGTCTGCAAGGTTCTGAACTTTGTTGCGGGTGTATTTGCCGTCTTCAAAGTTGACGGAAAGCGGTGCCCATTCGCAGCGGGCGTTTACGTTGCCAGCCTTGCAAGCTGCGATGAAGTCGTCATGCATTGCCAGTTCAGCTTGGGCGGCGTGCTGATCGCTTGCATCTTGTTGAGCGATGCGGCGAGGGCTGTCTATTACTTCGTAGTTCATGCGGCCACCTGAGACACGCTGTAAACAGTGCGGCGAACGCTGTTCCATGCAGTTGCGCAAAGTACCGAATTGCGGTGCATGGAATCGGCAAACTTTTGAGCATGTTCCTGCGTCTCAAACATCATTGGCTTTGTCGTCAATGCGTTCTTGATTGCTTTGCCCGTCTTGCTGTTGATCACTTGAAACATTTGCTACTCCTGTTTGCCGTTGATTCGGCATGTGAGTAATTATGCGCCTTTTCCGTACTACACGCAAGTATTTTTGTAGGTGTTTTCCCTAGTCTTAAAAATATTTGCACATCGTTGTTTTTTGTAGTACAGTGCGTCTTATGGCACAACCTAACAAAATCTCATCGGTGGGCGCAATCAGACTTGCGCACGGTTACTGGCCCATGTTTCGGGCGATCATGAACAGCAAGGGCCGCGCATGGTTTGAGCGCTGGATTGAGCGCACATACAAGGCAATGGAGAAGTAAAACATGCTTGATTTAGCCTCAACCCGATTGACAACAGGCGAAGACTTGGCCGGTTACTACCGTTTACTCGCTGCTGTAGTCGCTCAAGCTGTCAGTGACGCCAGCAGAAGCCTTACAGCAGAAGAAAAAGAGCGGCGCATGAATTTGGATGGTGACGCGCACCACGCCATCAATTGGTTTTTTGATAAGTCGTCAAGTTTTGAGGCTTATTCAAAACTGATCGGCTTCAGTGCAGAGGGCTTCAGAAAAGCATTGATTTCACCAACACCGGAAGCCATTGACGAACAAAAGAGATTTACCTCAACGCAGCGGCGAATTGTGCGCATTCGGCATGAGTTTTATCGGGCGGCGCATGAGCTTTAGAGACGACATAGAAATGATTACCGGCGTACCTCCCGGCTACAACGCTTTTCAATTTGCCCAATGGCCCGATACACGGCCAGCAGCACAAAAGCACTACGAACGTGCATACCTGACGGCAGAGCAGAAGGCAAAGAACGCTCTGCGCTCAGACGAAGAACGGGCAGCGGATCGCAAAGCAAAGCGCGGCACACGGCCAACAAGATCAAAGGCAGCTCAGGCAGCGCACGAACGGCAAGTGGCGGCGAAGCGTGAAGCGAAGTTGGCGCGTTCAAAGAATTTTGGCACTTCGCCAAAAGCAAAAACCCGCATCAGTGCGACCTGAGCGGGCTTTCTATCACCACTAAAAAGGACTTAGTAATGAGTGAACAGATTTTATATCAAGAGTTTTTGCGACGCAAAACGCACAGTACTGGCGACTACGGGTTTAACCCGGTATGGATGCCTGAATCTGCGTTTGACTTTCAAGAACATATTATTGAAAAGGCGGTGCGCAAAGGCCGTATCGGGATGTTTGCGGATACCGGATTAGGTAAGACTTTGATGCAAGTCGCCATTGCCGAAAACATCATCCGGCACACAAACAAGCGGGTATTGATCTTGACACCTTTGGCGGTGGCTTTCCAGTTCATTGACGAAGCTACCCGCATCGGCGTTGATGACATCGCGCACAGCAAGGATGGCACTCTGACCAAAAAAATCACGGTCTGCAATTACGAGCGGTTGCACTTGCTCAATCCAGCCGACTTTGTGTGTGTGATGTTGGATGAATCCAGCATTCTCAAGAACTTTGCTGGCAAGACACGCGACCAGATCGTCGCGTTTATCAAGCAAGTACCGTATAGGTTTCTGAGCACGGCGACGCCATCCCCAAACGACTTTATTGAACTCGGTAACAGTTCTGAGGCATTGGGGTACATGGGCTACATGGACATGCTCACCAAGTTTTTCAAAAGCAACCAGAACAGCGTAGACAGCAATAACCGGAACATCGGCGAGAAGTTCTATTTGAAGCCTCACGCTGAACGTGACTTTTTTGCATGGGTTAACCAGTGGTCTGTGATGGTCAAGAAACCGTCAGACCTGGGCTTCCCCGATGTCGGTTATGACCTGCCAGCGCTGCATGTCAAGAAGCATATGGTGCACAACAGCCACACATGGCGCATTGATGGGCAGGACAACCTGTTTGCCATGCCAGCGGCCACCATGACCGAAGTTCGTGAAGAGCAAAAGCTAACAGTAACCGAGCGCTGCGAGAAGGCGGTGGATCTGGCATCTGGCAAAACCTCGGTGTACTGGTGCAACCTAAATGAAGAGAGCGAGCTTCTGGCGTCACTTGACGATGACGCGGTGGAAATCATCGGCGGCATGTCGATTGACAAGAAAGAGGAAATTCTTGTCTCTTTCGCACGCGGTGAAATCAAGCGACTGATTACCAAAGCTCGCATGACCTCGATGGGCCTGAATTGGCAGCACTGCAAACACACCGTTTTTTTCCCGACATGGAGCTATGAGCAGTATTACCAGGCAATCCGCAGATTCTGGAGGTTCGGCCAAAAGTCAGAAGTTACCTGCGACATGGTGATTTCAGAGGGCCAAGAGCGAGTGATCGAAGCCCTTGAGCAAAAGACACAAAAAGCAATTGAGCTTTATGGAAATCTGGTGGCCGCAGCTAACCGTGATTTCAGTTTTTCAGTCAAAGAATTTAACCAATCGGTGCGCCTGCCAGCGTTTATCTAATGAACACCAAAGACCAAATCATCACGCCTCAATACGCGATCTATAACTCTGATTGCATGGAGGTTATGCCGACCCTGCCTGACAACTCGGTTGACTTGTCGGTGTACTCCCCGCCATTCGCGGGCCTCTACAACTACAGCTCAAGCGAGCGGGATTTTTCCAATTGCGAGAATAAAGAGCAATTCCTTGATCAGTACGAGTACCTGATAGCTCAGATTGCACGGGTAACAAAGCCTGGGCGGGTTACGGCGGTGCATTGCACCGACGTTTTCGACAACTCATGCCGCCTTTGGGACTTTCCGCACGAAATCATCCGGCTGCATGAAAAGTATGGTTTTCAGTACCGCAATCGCATCACGATATGGAAAGAGCCTTTGAAGGTTCGTATGCGGACGATGGTTAAAAGCCTCATGCACAAATTGATCGTAGAGGACTCTACGCAGTGTTTCACTGCCATGCCTGACTATGTGCTGGTGATGACTAAGAAAGGCGACAACGCGGTGCCTGTGACCCATCCGAACGGCCTGAAGCGGTATTTTGGAGACACCCCAATCCTGCCAAACATATTGCGGGCCTTTAACAACGCCAACGAATCCCAATTCACGGAAGACGAGCTTTGGGAGTACCTGCAAAACACTTACAAAGACCACGAAGACCCGAAGAGCAACAAGCTATCTCATTACATCTGGCAGCGATACGCCTCCAGCGTGTGGGATGACATCCGAATTGACAACGTGCTGCCATTCCGCGACAGCCGCGAAGAGGATGACGAAAAGCACGTCCACCCGCTTCAGCTTGACGTAATTGACCGGCTAATCGAGCTTTACAGCAACGAGGGCGAGGTGGTTCTGACTCCATTCATGGGCGTCGGCTCAGAGGTTTACAGCCCGGTATCAATGGGCCGCAAAGCCATCGGGATCGAACTGAAAGACAGCTATTTCAAACAGGCCAAGATCAATCTTGAACTGGCTGGACAACGCTTCACATCTGACAACGGTATGAAGCAGGAAGCGCTTTTCTCGGAAACTGAGGAGATGGAACTGTGAACGATCTATTTACAAACCACGTCAATCGCCTATTCATCAAGCCCGATGACAAAATGGGCCTTATGGTTCATGCCTCCATGGGAATCGCCGGGGAAGCTGGCGAAGTGATCGACGCGGTTAAAAAAACTTGGATTTATGGCAAACCGCTAGACCGTGAAAACATCCTCGAAGAATGCGGCGACTTGCTTTTTTACATTTCTGCGCTATTAACCCAGACCGGGTACACCTTGGACGATGCCATGAATGCCAACATGGACAAATTGAAAAAGCGTTACCCTGATGGATATACAGACAACGCCGCGCTTGCCAGGGCGGACAAGTCATAAACGCATTCAACTAGCGTGAAACCCCAAGCATGAGATGCACAGCCTGCCATCGTGAGCTTAAATCAGAGCCACACATGGTAGGCCGCTACCCCTACGGCCCGGTGTGCTTTACGCGCATGTTTCCAGCCACAAAAAGAGTGCGCATAGAGCGTGCGCATGTTGTGGCTGACGATAAGACCGTGGACATGTTCGAGCCGTGCTACTTTGACAGCCAGGGCGAAGCTGATCGGCTTGCACTTGAAAAGCAGATAAATTAAAATAATGCTTACTGTAATAAATGAATGCTTACGGGGTTTACTGTGTACGTAAAATTATTTCAAAGCATCTACCAAGGCACACTTCGAGGTAACTCAAATGGTCTTTTGGTGTTTACCAACCTGCTGGCCCATGCCGACCAGTACGGCATTGTTGATGTTCACCCCAAGGCGATAGCTGAAGAGGTTGGTCTGACAATTGAACAGGTCAAAGCGGCTATCCAAGAGCTTGAATCGCCTGACATTGAATCCAGAAGCCCAGAGAGTGAAGGACGGCGCATTGTCCTGCTGGATGGTCACCGGGCATGGGGTTGGCAAATCGTCAATTATGTGAAATACCGGACCATCAAAAACGAGGATGACCGGCGAGAACAGAACCGGGAGGCGCAAGCCAGATGGCGTAATAAACATAAGCAATCGTCATCAGAAGTAATCAATGTAGATGCGGATAAGCCCATGCAGAAGCAGAAGCATATACAGAAGAAAGAGAATACAGAGAGAACAGCACGCGGTACCCGCCTGCCTGACGATTTGAATTTTGATTTTCAGTTCGCGATTCAAAACGGAATCCAAGACCCTGCCGAAGAGGCTAACAAGTTTCGAGACTATTGGCACGCCCAACCCGGCAGCAAGGGGGTAAAGCTGGACTGGCCAGCCACTTGGCGGAACTGGTGCAGAAATGCCAAGTCGTCACGCGGCAACCAGTCGGAAACCGCTTATCAGCGATCACAGCGCGAGAAGTACGAGCAAATAGCGCCAGCCGTCGCAGCACGCGGCCCGAATAACCCGAATACCTTTTTTGACATCGTAAGCAAACCCTTGGAGATCACAAATGCATGACATTCAAACCCTGATGGACGTTGTTTTCACAAAACTATCCCTTGCTTACGGGCGCGACTTCACCGGGCGATGGGAGGGATTGAACATGGCGGATGTGAAGGCTGATTGGGCGCATGAAATGTCCGGCTATGAGCGCAACCCGTCCGCGATCAAGTACGCACTGCAAAACCTGCCCTTGAAGGCTCCAAACGTGTTTGAGTTCCGTTCTATCTGCCAACGTGCGCCAGAGGCACCCACTGCCCGACTGGAGGCACCAGCGGCAAACCCGGAGATTGCACGCAAGGCGATTGCAGAGGCCAGGGCATTGTTGACGAGGTTGCAATCATGAGAAACAACATGAACGACGAAGAGCGCGAAGCCAGCCGAATCCTTGATCTAGTCCGAGCTGGTGGTGATGTGCCTGATTCTGTGATTATTTGGGCATTGTGGACAACTGGCGATTTGGTGGGTCAATGACTAAAAAAGACCTGATTGACCACATTTTATGGATGCGCTCCATGGATGAAGACTACGCCCGTGAAGCGCTTATCAACTACCATGCTGAGCTGCCCTGGCTGGATTTGATGGCTGGCGTTAGGCAAGCACTGGAGAGGGGGAATGAATGAGTTGGCTCTTTTCGCAGGCGCTGGTGGCGGAATACTCGGCGGCAAGCTCGTCGGGTGGCGCACTGTCTGTGCCGTTGAGTGGAACCCCTTCGCCGCTGGGCTACTTGCCGCCCGCCAGAATG